AAGAACTTACTTTTAAATATGGTGAAAGAAAATTTTGGGAAATGCTAGGAGTTGACCCTTTAAATTATGCACAAGAACTTTATAATGAATATCAACAGGAGTACTTTAATGACACAAAATAAAACTATACTACAACACTTAGAACAATCACCTCTAACACCTTTAGATGCTTTAATGAAGTATGGGTGCTTTAGGTTATCAGCAAGAATTAATGAACTTAGAAAACAGGGATATCATATAGAAACAGTTTACAAAACTGACCCCGAAACAAAAAAGACATTTGCTGAATATCGTCTTGGTGGGCATGAGATATAAAAATAAAAAAAAGGAGGTTAATAATGTTAGATAAGTCTTTATTTGAAAAATTTGATTTATTACCAATGAGTTATAGTAAATTAAATTCATTCGCAAATTATCCTTGTCAATTTATCATTAATAAACTTTATAAAGTTGATACAGGAAGTAATCCTGCGATGCGTGTTGGTCACTACGTTGAAGAAATGCTACATCTTAAATTACAGAAAGATGAATTAGCTGATGATGAGGAACTCTTTATAGAAATCTATAAAAAGAAATTAAAGAGTGAATTTGAAGATTATCACGACCAAGAAAATCTCAAAAAGTATCTAAGCTATCTTCCTAAGATGTATAAGAACTGCGAACAGTTATTTGTTCAGCTAGGTAATTATCCTTTGTTAAGCTACCAAGAACAGATTGAAACAAATATCTTAGGCGTTCCATTCATAGGATATACAGACTTCATTTTTGATTTAGATTCAGAACTGTGGGTTTATGATTTAAAGACCAAGGCAAGAATGACTAAGCCTAGCAATAGTGAATATCTGCAACAGTGGGTCTATAAAAAAGCGTTAGAAGAAAAATATCAGAAACCAGTCCATACGCATTTATTTATTGTGACACCCGCCAAAGACCATTCTGAAGAATTACAATTTAATGATGACGTTGAAGTTGAAATTCATAATAAGGTTAAGGGAATGGCTACTATGTTGCAAAAATGCAATACTATTGAAGAAGTCGCTTTATTATATCAACCAAATCTTGATTCTTGGGAATGGAACGCACAAAACATTCCCGCTAGAAAACAAATATGGGGAATTTAGGGTTTTAAGGCGTTTTAAGGGGTATCTTTAAGTGTTAGAGGAGTATCTATTAGAATATTATCTTTTATATGCTCTATGCTCTTAAAAAGGGTTTTTTGTGGTATCTTTTTAATGTAAATACAGGCAGATTTAAGAATTACATGACCAGACCCCTTTTCACCCCTAGATTTCATTGTAGAAACATAAAAAGCAAGGTTATCTTCTTTTTCTAAAAAACCGATAGCCTTGCAAGGTTCTATTTCGCAATCTTCGTTAAATTCTTCTTCAGTTTGCCATAAATTAGATGTTGAACTATGGTCTAAAAATTCAAGGTAAATAATCGTTTCAAATTTCTTTGTCATTGATATAATTACCCCAATTAACAAATATGGAGGCCAAATGAGTTAAGTTTATATTAGCGAATATCACTAGATCAAGAGCCAAGGGTATTATCGTATCCTTGGCTTTTTTATTTTTAACTTTGGTTTCTTAATTTTCATATTACCAAAACTAAGTTTTTTAAATGTTCTACCCTTACTGCCTATTATTTTAGGTTTAATTAAAACTGCTAAGCTAGAGGTAGTTGTTATCATTAGTGCATTAATCCATGACCAAACCAGATCACAATAATTATTGCAATTAGTTTCCATAAATTACCCCAAGTCCAATAGGGGTCTAGTTCATCTAATACCCAATTAACTTTATCCATTATCCAATCTTTCATTTACTTATACCTTTCTGTTTCTCATAAGTTCTAAGTCCTGCCATTCCTAGCAATGCTAAGACTAATGGCATTAAAGCATCTAAATCTAAACTAGGTAGTGGTGCGGTTTCAATAGAAAAAAGTGCCAAGAAAAACATTGTGAATTGTTTAGCGACATATTCCCAAAAGATAGCAAACGCACAAGAGATACCGATTAATGGCCTCCATGATCTTTGCATAATACCAGAGATATCAGTCGCTGTTGATTTCGCATCAGCTAAATTAATATCCATTTGTTTAGAATTAATTTCATTTTCTAATTCTTTAAGGCGTATTTTGATTTTGCCTTTTTCTTCTTCCGATACATGAAACTCATCTATGATGTTTCCGATAGTTCCGACCAATCCACCATTAAAAATTTTATCTAGCATTATACGTCCCTCATTTGTTCAGCTAATCTCTTTGAACGATTGGGTAATTGTTTTGCCCATAAACTATCCAACATTTCTTCACTGGCTTTTACATAGTCATTATCAATTAAGGCTTGTTTTAATTTTTTGAATTTTGATAAACGAGTTAAGCCAAGATTGAACGCCATATCTACAATTATTTCAAATGCTCTTTCATTAATTGAATTTTCATCAATAAATTTTCTTGCGTCATCAATCGCTTGATTAAGGTCATTAGTGAATATGTGCATAACTTCATATTCTTTTAAACTGCCACGCAATAAATACTGTTCATCTGGTAATTTTAAAAGATGACCAACACCAATGGTCCAATTTCCAAGATGATCTTGATAGGCTCTGTATCTTAAACCTTCGCTTTCAATGATCTGTTTTTTTAATCTTTCAATATTCACTTCTTCCTCACTTTCTTAACTTTAGGTAATAGTTCGGTTAAAACTTTACTGACGTCTTGCTGTAAAATATTTAAGTGGCCAATATGCATATCTATACTATTGCGTTCAGTCACTTCAGCTAATTCTTCATTAGTCATTGTTAATCTTATTTGGTTCCCCACTTTGACTATTCTCATAAATAAATATTGTTATCCCAACTTCCGTTTTTCTTCAAGACCATAGGAACGATATAGGGAATGCCATTTGTAATGACTCCACATGATAATATGGGTTTGGCTAGGTTTACTTTCATATATGCCATGGCGAGTGATTTCTTATCAACCAAACAACCAACGGACATACCAAAATTTAAATGAAAATCATTACCAACATATTTAATTTCGCTAGTCGTATGGTAATGGCCTTGAACACAAGACATCGCAGTTTGTTGAACTGACTTTGCAATATCTTTGGTCATTTGATGAGCAAAAGCTATTTTGCCTTTATCAGATTCTAAAATTAATCTTTCCGTCCATTTCCATTTGCTCGATACATTTAAAATTTCATTATAATCTTTAATAAACCATTTACTCATTCCTTTAGCCATAGCTCGTCTTAAAACCATAGAGCCATGATTACTTTCTAATAACCACATAGAAGGAAATATTTTTTCTAATTGACCACATAAAGATTGCCCGGCAAGTAATTCATCAGCAGGACTTGGCAAATCTGGATTGATAACATGACTAACATTAATTGAATGCCAATCCATCTCATCGCCAATATGAACAACACAATCTGGTTGATAATTTTTATTAAGGCTTTCTAAAAAACGAAAAGTATCTGGGTGATGATAGGGAAAGTGTGTATCAGAAATTACTAATATTTTTTTATATATGCTCATCAGAAGCGTTTACACAAGCAAATCTGTATTTGCGAATATTGTGTTCATCAAGAATTAACTTTAGGTCATTTCCTAGAATTTTACAATGTTCAAAGGATTGGGTTTTTTCATTAACAGAGATACAGACTGAATTGTAGCAAAAATATCCCACAAGGAATATTGCTTTTAAGGTCACTTGATGACACCTAGCAGTTTTGTAAATCCTACTAAAATTGCAGTCACAGTTCCAATGACTACTAATACCTTTAAACCACCTTTAGCATATTTAATTGAAGTATCTAAATCTTCTATTTTCTTATTAGCGTTGTTTAGACCTTCAGTAAGGTGATCTATTTTTTCTTCCATGACTGTTAGTTTGGTGATTAATACTTCTACCTTTTCACCAATCTCTAACTTTGTCATGTTAGCCATTATGCACCTAACTCGCCTAGTTTAATTTGTGATTGTTTGTCAAATGCTTCCATTAATTCTTTATCCTTTTTTATCTTCTCTTGATAGTCAGCTAATTCTTTTTGCGTTTTAATAACATCTTCAAAGGTCATAGTCATCATTTGTTTTCTAAC